TATAATCAGGGTCGTTTCCTTTCAACCATAAAATGTTTGTTCCAACATTGTCTATTCCATAATCAAATAATATTCTAAACGTCCCCTCTCTAAACGGCGAAGCTATTTTATTTTTATCAACTTTAAACTCCACCACTATCCCAACAACCTTGCCATATTTATTTTTAAGTTTACTATCAACTTTTGTAAATATTCTTGTGCTTGCATAAAAACCCAAAGCATTTCCGCCCGACCTAACATACTTTGAACCAAACGTCACCCCCACATTATCTCTTGTCTGATCCACAAACAGCAATGTTAGGTTTGCTTCGGTCAATTTCCATATATATTTTCTAAACCCAGTAGACATGGCTTTCGCTCTTGTCGCCCCGTATGTTTTTATACTTATATCATCCACCACTTCTACCTCAGAGGAAATCGCAGACAAACTGTCTATAGCAATTAAATCAGGAGCTTTTACTTTTTTATTTGCTTTTACCAGCCCCTCTTTAATAACCGTATCAAATAAATATTCAACAGTTAAATCTTGCTTTTCATCTAAATCATCAGAAGTAAGACAAGTTAAATTATTAACGTTTAAATCATGCAACGTCTCCGCTCTCACCATATCAAAAGTGGTTTCACTATCCACCAATTCTATGAAACCTCCCGCAGCCTGCGAAGAACGCATCACCTCAGCCACCAGCATTGATTTTGAACTTGATTCTGTTCCCCATATATGATTGATACGGCCTGCTCCAAACCCACCGGGCAACCTATCTGCTATTGCTAAATCAAGAATGTCGCACCCTGTACTTAAATACTGGGTCACAGGTGGTTCCCGTCTTACATCTAAACCATCAACCATATCATCAAGTTTTTTAATCGCCACTACTGATTCCTTTCATTAATAGAAAGAGCATCACGATCACTGGTATCCCGCACACGGTCTCTTTCATTTGTCGGTTCTCGTTGCAAGGGTTTTTTCTGCGGAGTATCTGCTCTTCTTGTTCTGCCTTTACTTATATCATCAGCATACGATGATGCTTTCGTATTACTGACTGCACCTCCTAAAGCAGATAGAGAAAGTTGAACCTCATTATTCAACATAGACCGTCTATGCTCCAACGCATCCAGCAACCCTTTTGCAATGATATTAATACCATTTGCTTCCACAAGGAGTTCTTCAATCCTTCCCATCTCCTCATCATCATCAATCAAAGCATTTACTATGCTGTCTGTAACTTTATCATAACCAAAATCCTTAGGACTTTTCCTAATCATCAAAGCTACAACAGCATGGCGGTTTTTACTTTGAAGTTTCAGCCTCTGAATAAAACAATAAATTTCAGAATAGCCAGACACCACATCAAAGTACATTTCGGGTTGTTCTGCACAATCCGTTTGGAGATTGTATGGATCAATACGAAGATGGCTTTGATACTTACTGCATATCGTATCAATCTTTCTTTTGATATCTTTCAAATCATCAGCGAGTGTCGTCGTTAGCATTATTTTTTCCTCTTCGCTTCAATTCGTTCGCGGATTCTCCTCCGCCTCGCATCTTCGCCATCCGCCTTATCCGGAAATGGTTCATCATTTCGGCCGCGGTCATCATCTCTTGAACTGGTACGTTCAGGCTCCCTATTCCTATCACGGTCATCGTCTCTTGGTCGTTCTTGTTATGGTAATCTGTCACGGCCATCATCACGATCTCTGCCATGATCATCGTCTCTTGGCCGTTCTCTACCCCTATCCCGATCATCACCTCTCGGGCGGTCATGCTCACGTTCACGCTCTGGTTCGCTCCCCCTACCATCATCACGATCTCTGCCCGAATCGTCATCCCTGCCTGTTCTCGGTTCAGGATCCCTTGCACCCCGACCAGTATCGGATGGAGTATCTCGTCTTGTATCCCCAGAAGATATGCCTAATGCTTTTTCCATTGCCTCCACATCCGGCTGAACAAGAGCATCAACCATATCAATCGGATCGTCATAATAAATATCAGGAATTTCGGCACCCCTTCGTTCAGTTTTATAGGAATCGTATTTGGTATGCATATCCTTCCCAACCCGTTTGAATTGCAATTCCAAATCTTCGACAGGATCGCTTATATCTATAATCTCTCCTGTACGAGTATCTTTTGTTTGACCCGCAATACCTTTCAACACACCAAGAGGGGCATCATATAAATATACACCTTCCTGAACAGCTCGTTTGTTTTCAACATTAACAATCCACATAAGCACCCGTGAAGACCAAGAATATAGTTTTACAACTTCATCGGGCTCGCCTCTATCCGACACCTCTTTCCTGCGATCACAAACCGGACACACTTCATCATACATTTTATTTGGACATAAAAACGCATAATGATTTGGTCCAACATCGTAATGAACATAAATTTGTTTAAAGAATGTTGCGCTATCAGGCCTGGGCAAAATAGCTAAAAACACATTACCGGGTTTGGGAACAAACTTATTAAAACCAAAATCCTTACATTCTGTATCATCAATCATATAATACAGACCGCCTTTGCCTATATTATCATAAGCATCCCCAAGGGCGTTCACTCGTTCTTTTTTGTCGTAGGATTTTTTTGGCATTTGAATCTCCTTCCTTTTAAAAATTAATAATTATACAGAACATTCGTACATCATTCTCACAAGTTGCGGTTCCCCCCCATTATAAGTGCTTTCTTCAAATACTCCAATTATATATGCTGCTCTATTATTTGTATTTCCTTTAATGAGTACGGACTTCATATAACCAAGTATAGACCTTCGAATTGTTTCGGGCTCTGGTTGTTTCAATTTGACTCGTTTATAAATTTCAGCTACCGCCTGCCATCTTTCATGATCTAATAACGCTCTACATAATGCCCTGGCATCAATATCTTCAACAGTAGCCTCTACTAAAGATAATTGCTGATCTTCATCATCCACAGTGAGAACCGACTCTAAAGAAGTAAGAGCCTTTCGGGGACACCCTGCAACATAATCAATTATTCTCCAGTACACCGCATCCGAAATATCTTTTCCAAGTTTCTTCAAAGTAGAAGTTATCAATTTCTCCATATTTTTTTCATTCAAAGACTCAACTTTAAATACAGAGCAACGATTTTTAATAGTCGGAATAATCTTTTCCGGATTCGTTGTACAGAATATAAAATACGAATGACTTGGGACGTCCTCTATCACCTTTAATAAGGCCTGCTGCGCCGGCGTTGTCAACTGATGAGACTCATCCAGTATATACACACGGCTTCCACCACTAATAGGCAACAAATAAGCGTTTTCTACGATATCCCTTATCGTATCAATCCCTCTTGTATTTGCCGCATTCAATTCCTGCAAATCTATATCGCCACAACCAAACTCATTCGCAAGTATTCGGGCAAGAGTAGTTTTCCCACAACCAGAAGGGCCTTCTAACATATAAGTATGAGGTCTTTTTTCGGCCGACAAGGTTGTAAATTTTTTCAATGCTTTAACTACTGCCGCATTTCCCACTACATCTTCAAATAACAAAGGCCGTACTTCATTAAAAAGAGACATTAACGTCTTGCCTCCCTTCTAATTTCCTTCTCTTTATGTTCAATAAATATCTCCATTTCCGAATACAAAAGATTTAAACTATCTTCAAAATCATCTTTTGTATTCAATTCAACCTCAACCCCAACATCAATCTTTACATTTTCATAATTACCTAAATTGAGTGTTTTACCGTAATTCACTTTTACAATTCGTTTAATCACCTTTTCCTCCTAAAGTTTTTGCATAATTGTTTTCATACATTCTTCGGGCGAATTATTTATTTCATGTTCCCATAATCTTACAGTTTTATATTGATGTAAAAACTCAGAAGAAAAATCCCTACCTAAATCTCTTTCCGGGACTCCTGGGCGGTTATGCCAATAATCACCATCGCATTCAACAATCAAATTATAATCGGGAAGGAAAAAATCAACAAAACCAACATTCTCAATAAAAAGCTGAAACTCATAATTAATACTATTTTTTTCAAATTGCTCTTTCATAATCAATTCTATTTTTGTATTGTAATATATTTTAGACAATTTAATTTTCCCTGCGGCATACTGTTTTTTAAGTGTCTTACTTATTTTACTTTTAGAAAGCTCAGAATGTTTTCTTCCTTTTTGGGATTCACTCATTTTTCTTTTCGTCTCATCAGAATGCCTCTTTCCTGTAATTGCAACTCGTAATTTTTCTCTCGTTTCCGCAGAGACCGTTTTGCCCTCTTGCCTTATACTCATAAGACGTTTTGCTTCCTCAGTATGTTTATATTTCGCCCCCGGGTGGCTCATAAGAGTTGTACTTATTTTTTTTCTTGTCTTGCTAGACAGATGTTTTCCATAATTATGATTCAACTCGCCTTTTGTTGCTTCACTTATTTTCTTTTTTGTTTCGTTTGACACAACCACCCCCAGCCTACTATGTTCTTTTAAATTATGACAATGAACATATTTATTTTTCACTTCTTGCCCGCAACCACATTCACAAAATTTTACTTTTCTTATCACTTGAACCACATCCTTAAGATAAAAAGGCGACTCACTCTGTGTCAAAGCAATCGTATAAATACAACCGCCAGAGCTCGCCGCCTTTGTAAATAGCATTATCAAAAGAAAAAATACGATTACTCTGACAATGTTAATATAATA